AATCCGAAATCAAGCACGCCATGTCGGTCACCTATTACAAGCTCGAAATCGACGGGCGTGTGATGTACGAAATCGACTTTGCCAACATGGTGCAGGTGATCAACGGTGTTGATCAGTTGGCCGCTGAGCGTTCGGCCCTGGGCCTTTAAGGATTGATGACATGACCAACGTATCTCTCGCTGCACCGCTTCCGTCCTGGCTGGTCCTGAGCGACGACGGCGTTACCGTAACGCTCAAGCACAAGGCAAACCTCAATGGGGTCGTGACCGATAAGCTGATGATGCGCGCGCCCAGCGTAAAGGATGTTATGGCCGCCAAAATCGCCGGCAATGGTGACCATGAAAAGGTGGAGTTGAACTTGTTTTGCAGCCTGCTCACGGCTACTGAGGCCGAACTCACGGCCCTCAAATACAAGGACTACATGCGCCTTCAGGCGGGCTATTTTCGCCTGGTTGAAGAAGACGACGTGTAGCGAGGGCACGCTTAAGGTGCTGGCCAAGCGCTTGGCAAAAGAGACGGGTTTCTCGTCTGCCGAGATCCTGGCCATGCCTTTTGACGTGATGGTGTGGTGGCTCACGGATTGAGCTGCTGTTGATCTACCCGACGTATAGGGCGCGCACATGGCGAACAAACTTGCTCTCGGCCTGGTCATTGGCGGGGCCGTCAGCTCGACGGTAGGGGCGGCGTTCAAGGACGTCAGCAATAAAATCAAGAAGCTGGAGGAACAAGGTAACAAGGCGCGGGTGCTGGAAAAGACGATCGGCGAAACCATGCGCTTGCGCGATGAATGGCGCAAAGCGCACATGGCCGGCGACAAAGGCGCTGAAGCGCTGCGGCGAAAGCTGGAGAACAATCTGGACGGCCTGCGCAAGCAGGGCGTGGAAGTGCGCAACCTGACCAAGGCTTACGCGGCCATGGGGCAGACGGCGACTAAGGCCGAGCTTAAAGCCAAGGGGCACATGCAGCTCGATGCTGGCAAACAGCAGATGAAAAGTAGCATTGGCCAGGCGGCGGCCGCCACGGCAGCGATGGCCATTCCCACGAAAGTGAGCGCGGATTACGGCGCGATCATTCGTGACATTGCGATCAAGGCGAACATTGCCAACAAGCCCGAAGAAGCGCAGATGTCGAAAACGATCATCGGCACTTCGCGTGATACCGGCATGGCGCGCAATCAGGTGGCCGAGGTGGTCAACGCCCTGGTGGGTGCCGGCATGGAGCTGGATAAGGCTCTGTCATACGCGCCGGTGGCGGCCAAGTTTGCAATTGGCCAGGGTTCGGACGGCGGCGAAACGGCCCGCATGATCAACGCCCTGGGGCAGAACGCCAAAATCTCCGACCCTGCTGTGATGCAGCAGGCGCTGGAGGCTATCGCTTATCAGGGCCAAGCGGGCAGTTTTGAAGCGGCTGACATGGCTCGGTGGTTTCCTGACCTATTGGCAAAAATGGGCAATATCGGCATTACCGGCATGGATGCCGTGACGCAACTGGGCTCAATGCTTCAGGTGCAAATGAAGACCGCCGGCGGCGCTGATGAAGCGGCCAACAACCTCAAGAACTGGATGGAGAAAATCGGTTCTGGCGATACGGTCAAGGCCTACAAGGATGCCGGGATTGACTACCAAGGGTCGATGAATACCGGCCTGCAGAATGGTAAATCCACCCTGGAATCCAGCTTTGAGCTGGCACAGAAGTACATTGCGGCAACGGATCCGAAGAAGGCCGCCGCCATGGCGGCCGCTACGGCGAAGATCAGTAAGGAGACTGATCCGGAGAAAGCCAAGGCCATGATTGCGTCCCTGGAGCAGGCTTTGCGGACCGGGGATCTGTTCGCGGACATGCAGGTTAAGGGTGCTTTGACGGCCTACATGCAGAACAAAGAACTGTACGCCCAGCTCAAGAAAGACTCGGCCAGCGCCACCGGGATCCTTGATAAGAACCTTGAGGAGCGCCGGCAGGCGTCAGCGCAGAAATGGTCGGAAATGGCCCAGGGCATGGACGAAGCCATGCGCGCCATTGGTGACGCATTCCGACCGGTAACGGACAAGGTGGCGGATGGTTTGGCCTACGTCACCCAGGGGTTGGCCAAGCTCTCGGACGAGTCGCCCCGGGTTGTGACGGGGATCGGCGCCGCTGTGGCGGCGGTGATCGCTTTTCAGACCGCTATGAGCGGATTCAAGATTGCCAAGGGCTTGCTCAACATTGGGCGCGGCTCGCTGATGGGCAATCCAAACATCCCGCAAAAAGTCATTGTCACCAACATGCCCGTTGGCGGATCTGGTGGCATGGATTTAGGGGGCGTCGATGACGCTGGCGGCAAGGATGGAAAAGGTAAGGGCAAGGGCGGCGGCCGTGGTGGCCGAAGCCCCGGGCGCGACATTGGGGCAGGCATGAAGGGGCCGGCAGTATTGGCCGTGATAGAAGCCGGGTTTAAGGTCAAAGACACTTACGACAACGCTGAAACCCAGGACGAAAAAGCCGAAGGATATGGCGCAGCGGCTGGCGGACTTGCTGGCACGCTCGCCGGTGCGGCGGCCGGTGCGTTCATCGGTTCGGCGGTCCCGGTAATCGGCACCGTCCTGGGCGGCTTGATTGGGGGCTGGCTGGGCAGCATGGGCGGTGACGCCCTGGGCGGTACCATCGGCAAGTCGATGTTTGGCTCTGACGAAAGTACGAAGGCCATGCCGGTGGCGGGGCCGTTGATGATGCGGGATGCCGGCAAGGACATTCCGCCAGTGCTGGGGGATATCGCCAAGTCGTTTGCGCCTTCGCGCACCGGGCCGCTGATGCTGACCAATCCAGGCCAGGGTGCTTTGCCGGCAACGCCTGGCGCCGTTAATCCGGGTGATGCTGCGCGGGCCATGATGATGCCCCAGGCCAGCGCTGACGCGGTTGCAGCACCACTTGCGGCGGCTGTGGCGGCAAAGGTCCAACCGGCCAAGATCGAGACCAAGGTGGATATTCACGCGCCTATCACGCTGACGGTGCAAGGCGATGTGAAGGATCCCAACGAGATCATTGCCCAATTGCGGCCGCTGATGGAGCAGCAGCAACGGGAAATCGCCCAGCAGCTCGAAAACCGCAAGCTCTACGACGCGCCGCATGTCTAAGGGGGAAATATGGAATCACTGGCACAGCTAAAGTCCGGCCTGAAGTATCTGGCCTCGGCCGGTGAAGCGGGCCGGCGCAGTATCGACGGCATGATGGGACCGGTAAATGGTGCCATCAGTGAAATCACCGGCGCCGCCAATGAACTGGAGGATCTGCCGTTTATTGGTCCAGCGGTGGGGGCGAAGCTACAGCGAGTCATGCGCGGGATTTCTACGGCCCAGGCCAAGGTTGGAAAGGTTATCGCAACCTACAATCGTGCGTCCCGCGCCTTGTCGCAGATTGATGAGCGCATGGGCACGCTAAAAGAGCAGGCGGGGAGGGCGGCAACCGCGATCAACAAGATCGCCGGAATGATTGACCCGTCACTGGCCAACATCATTCCCACCGGTGCATTCGCTACGGATGCAACGCCGGCGAAAGAGGCGGTGAAGCCTTTCCCCCATCTGCTGATCATTCAGCCGCTGGACCCGAAGGCGCAGCCGTATTACTTCAACCTTGATACGGCGGCCTTTGACTCATTGCGCCGCTCGACGGCGTACCGCTGGGCCTCGCAAGAGCGCCTGACGCGCCGATCGGCCCAGCAGGCCGTGGGTATGGGTGACGAGAAAATCACCCTCAAGGGCGATATTTTCCCGGGCTATCGGGGCGGCCTAGGACAGCTAAACACGCTGCGTTCGATAGGCTCCCAGCTCAAGCCGGTAACCCTGACCACGGGCTATGGTGTTGTGCTGGGCACCTGGTGTCTCACGAGCGTTGATGAAGACCAAAGCGCGCTGATGCAGGGTGGTATCCCTCGCAAACAGGCCTTTACCTTGGAGTTTGTGCGCTATGGCGACGACATGCAGAACATCTGATGGAGATCTGCTCGATACCATTTGTCATAACTTCTATGGCCATCTGGTGGGCAGTGTCGAGGCGGTGCTTGCGGCCAATCAGGGCCTGGCGGATGAGGATCAGCCTTACCGTGCTGGTGTGGTGATTGTCTTGCCGGATCTGCCAGGCCCTGTGGATGAGCAAGTGGCCCTGTGGGATTGATTCAGTTCTATCGGCTGCGCCCTTGTTCCGTTATGTGGAATGCCCCCTTTCACTAAAGCCCGCCCAGTGCGGGTTTTTTATTGGCCAATACCCTATGACTCCCCAATTTAGAATCGTCGCGAACGGTTCCGACATTACGTCGCTGATTAACGATCGGCTTTTGCTGTTGCGCACCACCGACAAGCCCGGCATGGAGTCGGACGAGTTTGAGTTGCGCATTGATGATCGTGACGGCCTGGTGACGCTGCCCAAGCGCGGCGCCGGGATTGAGGTCTACCTGGGCTATGCAGAAACCTCCCTGGTGCGCCTGGGTCGCTATGTGGTCGACGAGATCGAGGTATCCGGTCCGCCGGACACCATCGTTATTCGGGGCAAGGCCAGCGATATGCGCGGCACCGGTAAATCGATCCGTAGCGGTAGCTGGGAAGACGTGCCGCTGTCGAAAATCGTTTCCGATATCGCGGCGCGTAATGGCTGGACGCCGGCCTGCACCATCGTCACGAAGGTCGCCCGGGCTGATCAGCTCCACGAATCTGACTTCAGCTTTGTCACGCGCCTGGCCAAGCAATATGACTGCACCGCCAAGGTGGGCGACGGCAAGTTGATGGTTATGCAGCGCCAAGCGGGCCTGAGTGCCACCGGCAAGGTGATTGGCGCGATCACCCTTACGCGTAGCGACGTAAGCCGCTGGCAATTCCGCCTAGGCGACCGCAACGCGCACAAGACCGTGGCGGCCAAGCATCAAGACAAGAAGACGGGCAAGTTGTCAGTGGTCTCCCTGGAGAATGACGACGTGCCGGACGGCCTGCCGGCAGTACACACCGACCGCCATATTCACCCGAACAAGACCGCTGCCGAATCCGCAGCTAAGGCGCGCTTGGCTGCGTTCAACCGCTCGACGGCCGGCGTGCGTCTGGAAATGGACGGCCGCACGGATCTTTTTGCTGAGCGTTCTATCAATGCCCAGGGCTTCAAGGTGGGGCTCGATGGCGAGTACTTGGTGGATTCTGTGGAGCAGACATTCACCCAAGCCGGCTGGTCCACCACCGTCGAGTGCAACGGCGGCAAAAAGGGCAAGGCCAAAGCCAAAGGCAAGAAAACGAAGAAACCCACTAAGCCTGTCAAAGTCGTCAGCCTGGAGTAGCGGTCGCGCACCACAACCCCCGCCAAGTGCGGGCTACTCATGTTATGAGCTTGTATGCCCATCACCCAGCAGCAGTTGCTGCAGATCCTCCCGAACGCCGGCCCTTGAGCCGGTATTTTTTTGCCTGGAGAAATGTAATGCCACGACTTTCCGAATCACTCGCCGGCGGCCGTAACGTGCTGGCGTTCCTCGACATGCTCGCCTGGTCCGAGGGCACCAGCACATCTCCGGCCACTGCCATGGATGGTTACGACGTGATCGTCACCGGAGCCGATCGTAAGCCCGAGGTCTTCAAGGACTTCACAGATCACCCGTTCGCCAAGGGTCGCGCGTCGAAGATCATCAACAGCAAGGGGCTGACGTCCAATGCTTCCGGCCGCTATCAGCAGATGCTGAAGGACTGGCCGCACTACAAGGCGCTGCTCAAACTGCCGGACTTCAGCCCGATCAGCCAAGACCTCCTGGCGCTGCAGCACATTCGCGAGTGCCGGGCTTTGCCCGACGTGGTGGCCGGGCGGATCGAAACGGCTATCGCGAAGTGCCGGAACATCTGGGCCAGCCTGCCCGGCGCGGGATACGGGCAGCGCGAACACCTCCTGGCGGATCTGCTGAAGCGGTACCGGCTGGCGGGCGGGGTGATGTCGTGACGCCCGGGCAGATCCTGGCCGCGATCCTGCTGGCGATGGCCATCAGCGCCGCCGGCGCCTGGCAGGTGCAGGACTGGCGGATGGGCAAGAAGCTCGCCGAGCAGGCTGG